GGTGTGGTCCCGCGGCGCATGCCGTTATGCCCAGCCCCGCCGAGCGAAACGAGCGGGGCGCCTGCACATCTTTTGGCAGGGTGCTGAAAGCGGCAGACATAACATCTGTGCGGCCAGGTTCAGCCCGATGTGGTATCGCCCAGCCCTGCCTCACTTTGTCCGGGCAGCGCAGTAAACGAGGAGCACCGTATGGTGTGTCCTGTGGTCGGGAGAGGGATACGGCTTATCGGCCTGTGTCGGCCTATAACACGGCACCCCACTACCCTCGTCACCATGGCAACCCGTGCGCTGAAAAGGTGCGGCCGCACCGTCCCCGGCAAAACAAACCGGCAGTCCGCTGCGAATATCCCGATGATGTCGGGGCACCATGCCAACAATGGCATAGCGCGGGCGCCAACAGGCAGGGAACGCTAACCATCACCGGCTCCAATGTGCGTCTGGGCACTGAAATGCCGGTGGCCCTGCCTCACTTTCTGAAATCTCAAATTTCAAATCTCCAATGATCCACGAATTCGCCCGCCCCGTTCCCGTCAAGACCCCTCTCGGTCTTGGCTCGGTGTGGTATGTGGAGTCGCAGGGAGCCTATTTCAACAACATCTACGCCGTGATCCTCGAGGACACCGGCGAGACGCGCTATATGCGCAGCGATCAGTTCGTCGTCTTGGAGAATCCCACGATGGACATCAAAAATTTGGGCGCTGGCACGGCTTAACAAAATCGGCCCTGGGGAGGGTCCGAGCGTCAACCAGCCAGCGCCCATTTTATTTTCGTGAACGAACATCAGACACGGTTTAAGCCGTCGCCGCACCCTGTCATGCAGGTCGATCTCGACTTGCTCGAGAAACTGGGACCGGACGAAGGCTGGAAATATCTTAAAACACGCGAAGAGCTGATCGCCCGCGAGGCATCAGACCCGTTCCGCTATGGTTTTATCCCGCCGGTGTGGAAACGCGCCTCCGAATTGCTGGAAAAACACCGCGAGATCCTCGTCATGGGCGGAAACCGCAGCGGAAAAACCGAGTGGGCGGCGAAAGAAGTCATAAAAACGCTTTATTCCAAGCCCGGATCAGTTGTTTGGTGCTTCCAGACCACAGCGCCCAACTCCATCGAGCTGCAGCAGCCCCGCATTTGGAAATATATGCCGCCGGAATGGCGTAATGCGCGCAAGGGACAGGTCACAAACATCACCTACAGCGTCAAAGGCGGCTTCACCGAGGCAAAATTCGTCGCCCCGAACCAATCGATCTGCATTTTCCGCAACTACGCGCAAGATCCGTCCACGCTCGAGGGCGGCGAGATCGATTTTGCCTGGGCGGACGAGCTGGTGCCGCTAGATGTCCTCGAAACCCTCCGTTTCCGCCTCGTAGACCGCAACGGCAAGTTGGCCGTGACCTTCACGCCGGTCGAAGGCTGGAGTCCTACGGTCGCCGACTACCTGTCTGGCGCCAAGACCATCACCGACACCGACGCCGAGCTGCTCCCGCTCAAAAACGACAAAGGCGAGATCTCCGGCCATGACAAGGTGCCCATCGAGCAGATCAATCCGAAGGGTCGCCCGATTCTTTACTTCCACACGCAAAGCAATCCCTGGGCCGGCTGGTCCCGCATGAAGAAAGAGCTGCAGAGCGAAACCAAGGAGAAAATCTTGTGCCGGGCCTACGGCGTCCCAACCAAAGCCATCAGCGGCCGCTTCCCGCTCTTCAATCCCAAGGTCCACGTCATCCGCCACAGCGATGTCCCGCAAGGCACCCGCTATCATTGGGTCGATCCGGCGAGCGGCAAAAACTGGGCGATGATCTGGACCGTGCATGACACATCCGGCCGCATCGTCGTCTACCGTGAATGGCCCGACCAAACGTCCTACATCGAGGGCATTGGTTATGCCGGCGAGTGGGCGCTTCCCGATGGCAAGAAGCTCGACGGCAAGCCTGGACCCGCGCAGCAGGACTTCGGCTTTGGCTTGGAGCGCTACAAAGACGAAATCCTTCGCGTCGAAGGCGGCGAGGAAATCTTTGAGCGCTGGATGGATTCGCGCTACGGCAACGCCCGCACCCTCGGCAAGGAATCCCCGACGACACTCATCGATGAGATGGCCGACCTCGGCATGCTCTTCACGGCGACACCGGGCGACAGCATCGATGAAGGCGTCAGCATGATCAATGACGCGCTGTCATACAACCCCGAGAAGCCGGTGGACTCCCGCAATCAGCCGAAGCTCTACATTTCGGAAAATTGCAAGAACGTCATCTACGCGCTGCAGACCTACACCGCAGCGGACGGAAAAAAAGGGGCGACAAAAGATTTCGTAGATCTCCTAAGATACGTTTGCCTCTCCGACGCCATCAACGTCGAGGGCGACATCCTGCGCAGCCACGGAGGAGGCAGCTACTGATGACCATGTCGCCGCCATCCCCGCCCAGCCGCCTGCGCCCCGGACGCCGCGGCAGCGACATCCCGCGCTGCGGCATCTGCGCCAAGCCGCTTCGTATCCAAGACATCCACGGCCACGACACCCACTACGGCCCCATCTGCCGGGAATGCGGCCCGCACCTGCAGAACGCCATCCATGCGCTTGAGATCATCGTCATGCGCCGCGGCTAATTCGCCATTCGCGAACAGCAAACACCTTATGTTCACCAAAACCAAAACCATCCCCACCGACCTCTACACCGTCAGCGAAGACTTCGACCGCGAAGGCGCCCTCGCCTTCTCCCGCGACCAGGCACCGCCGGCATACCTCGCCGTCATGCTTGAGCTGCAAGACCGCATCGCCGACGCCAGCACCTTGGTCGCCACCATGGCCACCGCCAAAGAACCCGGCTACCTCGCCCACGCCGCCGGCCAGCTCAACGCATTGCAGGAGCTGTGGGACACCCTTGAGCAGCGCCGCACCGAAGCCTCGCGCTTAGTGTAAGGCCATGTTCCCGCTCGCACCCTTTCGGGTATAATCCGGCCGCTTTCCGGGCATTTATCCCCGATCGGGAACCCTGTTATAGAAACAACCCTGTATTTGTAACGAAACCTGTAAGAAAAACAGCCCTGTTTTTCTTACAAGTCGCCGATCGCCGACATCGCGAAATGTCGCCGTGCGCCGACCTGTCGTTATCCGACAGATTGTTGCAAGCCGTATAACTCGGCGCGTGTTATCCTACGCTTTGTATCAAAAACACCGCACAAAAGGTGACAGAAAGTGCAATCACTTGTGCAGAACTATAGCCGATCCTATCCACGCCAGTATCGCATAACGAGACTTCCCCGCTCTCTCTCAACCCTCATCTCTCAACGCTCAACTTTTTGCTGGACATTTGTCCAGTAGTCGTTATACTGGTAGTATCAAAGTTGAGTCGTGCCCGCATGGCACACCGGTTTGATCGGACTGGCAGACGCTCTGCCTGGTTCCTACTTGAGAGGTAAAGCTCATGGCGACAGATAACGCGGCTCCGGCCGTAGATGTGGAAGATTTCGACGTTATGTCGATCAGCGAAGCGCTCGTCGGACTGGATCAACCAGCACCGGAAGCGGCTGATCCCAAGACCGACGCCGAAGAAGAAAAGCTCTCTGACAATGACGAGTCGGACGAATCCGAGGCTGAAAAGCCCGCGGAAGAGTCCGAAGATGAAGATGCCAAGGAGTCCGAGGACGAAGAGTCCGAAGACGACGACGCCCCGGTTCCGCAGGAGAAAGTCCAAAAGCGGATCGACAAGCTGACGGCCCAGAAAAAAGAAGCCCTCGAAAAGGCTCAGACGCTGGAGACCGATTACGCGCAGGCCAAGACCAAGCTCGCCGAACTAGAGGCGCAGGTCAACGAGGCCAGCCGCCCCGTCCTTCAGCCCTCCGCGGACAACCCGCTGGCCGATGTCGATACGCAGGAAGCGCTCGAGGCCAAAATCAAAAGCGCCCAAGAGGTTCGCCGATGGGCCTTGCGCAATTCGGACGGCGCCACCGTAAAGCGTCCAGACGGCACTGAGGTCTACGTCGATGCCGATGAGGTGAAAAATTACCTTATCAAGGCAGACGATGTCATCGTGACCCATGCCCCCGCGCGCCAGCAATGGCTCGCCCAGCGCCAGCCGGCCGTCGAAGCAGCCAAGAACCTGTTCCCTGACATCTTCACCAAAGGCACCGCGCTCAACACGGCCTACCAAGCGACCGTGAAGCAAGCGCCCGAACTGCTCAAGCTGCCCCAAGTCGAATACTGGGTCGGCCTCGCCTTGTACGGCGAACAGCAGCTCATGCAAAAGCAAGAAGCCCAAAAAGCCAAAGCCAGCGCCGCCAAGAAAGTCTCGTCAGCAAAATCAGAAGCCAAACTTCCCACACCTGCATCCCCGGTTAGCGCAGCCAAATCTGCCACCAAGACAAGCAGCAAAGACGCTGCAAAACGACTCTACGAACGAGGCGACCGCCAATCGCTGGAAGCCTTCGCCGAGAGTCTTCTGAGCTAACCCAAAAACAGAAAGAACCAATCATCATGGCTACTGGATCAATTTTCCCAGTGACAGGTCAGCGTGAAGACCTGAGCGACGTTATCACTATCGTCGATGCAAAAAACACGCCCTTCGTTTCGGCCGCCCGCAAAGGCGCCGACATCACCAACGCTGCCGTTTACAGCTTCCAAGCTGACAAATACAACGACCCGTCCTTCGACGGCGTCCTGAGCAACTCGGACGTTTCCACGTTCGACGATCCGGCCAAAAACCGCGCCCTCCTGAGCGCCCGCGGGCAGATGTTCCGCCGTGCCGTTAAGGTCGATACGTTCGTCCAAGAGGCGAGCGACATTGCCGGCATCGGTCGCAAGAAGCAGCTCGCCGTCGGCGTTTCCAAGGCTCTCTTGGAGACCAAGCGCGACATGGAAAGTGCCTTCTGTTCCGACCGCGAGTCGCAAGAGCAAAGCGGCGCCAACCCGTATCGCACACGCGGATTGTTCCGTTTCATCGATAGCGCGGCTCAAAGTGACCTCCCGGTCCCGGCCGCCTACCGCACTCCGACCGCCAGCATCAACACCGACGCCGCGCCGACCGAGTCCGCCGTGCAGACGCTCCTCCAGAGCATCTACTCGCAGACCGGCCAGATCGACGACATGGTGCTCCTCTGCGGACCTTCGCTCAAGCGCACCTTCACCGAATACACTCGTTTCAGCACCGGCTCGGCTGGCGCTGGCCTGTCGATCCGCACGTTCAACACCTCGGCTGATGCCAAGCGCATCGTGTCTGCTGTGAATGTGTTTGAGGGCGATTTTGGCACTTTGCGTTTGTTGCCTAGCCTTTATTTGAGGCAGAACAACTCCAGCGACACGGCGAAAAACTCGTCCGGCCTCGTGCTCAACATGGATCAGTGCGAAGTCCGCTTCGCCAAGCGTCCGGCCATGCGCGAATTGCCTGATTTGGGTGGCGGCCCCAGGGCGCTGATCGATGCTATCGCTTCGGTCACCTGCTTGGCCCCGCAGTCCCAGGGCAAGTTCACCGCCGGTGTGGCGCTCGCAGCCTAATCATTAACCAAGGAACAAACTTAAAATGAAAGTCTACGAACTGCCCTACGAAAGCAAAGCCGCCTTTGGCTACACGCACCGGGTCATCCTTGACCACAACGACCTCACCGACACCGATGACGCCCAGACGATCAATTTGATCCCTGTCGTTGCCGGCACGGTTGTCAAAGCCGCAGCGACAAACCTGACATCCGTGTTCGACAGCTCGGACGCTACGACCATCACCACCACGGTGAAGATTGGTCACAACGACGCGACCGCCGACGACGATGCGTTCATCGCGTCTCAGGAGTTGAACCCCAGCGGAACCGAAGTGTTCTACAAGGTCAACCCCTCTGCGACCCCGTTCGTGTTCACGGAAGGCACGGCAGCCTCGCCCAAGTATATCCAAGCGGCCTTCGCTTGCACTACTGGCGACAGCCTTGCGGATCACAACACCGGCGAGCTGGAGGTCTTCCTCCACATCGCCAACGTTAACGCGCTCTAAGTCAGACCAAGTCTTGAATCACCTGCGGCGTCTCCGGGCGCCGCAGCTTTCAGGATGGCCGACTCACTCTGGACCGGCATCGCCAACGACCT